ACAGACCTAGTTGTGAGATATCATGCACACTTAATCTAGGTGGCGATCCTTGGCCTATATTTATAGATGGCACAGGTGCTAACAATGTTATTGATGAATACAAAAATATACATAAACCAAACGCTCCAGCAGGCACTAAAGTCTTGCTTGAAGTGGGAGATATGTTAGTATATAGTGGCTGTGAACTTGAACATTGGCGAGAGCCTTTTGACGGGAACATATGTGGCCAAGTATTCTTACATTATAACCATGTAAACGGCCCATTTGCTGATAAAAATAGATTTGATGGACGTCCTATGTTAGGTCTACCATCAGGCATTAAATAGTATTATAATGGAGCCATATGCTACAAAAGATAGGATTTCAACCTGGATTTAATAAACAAGTAACAGAAACCACGGCCGAAGGACAATGGGTCGGTGGAGATAATGTTAGGTTTAGATATGGTACACCTGAGAAGATAGGTGGTTGGCAGCAATTAGGAGAATCAAAATTAACTGGAGCTGCAAGAGCTTTACATCATTTAGTTAACAAATCTGGTAACAAGTTTGCAATCATAGGTACAAACAGAATTTTATATGCTTACACTGGTGGTGTATTTTATGACATTCATCCAATTAAAACTACAACAACATTAACAAATGCATTTAGTACAACGAATGGTTCAGCAACGGTTACAATAACTTTTAGTGGAGATCATGGAGTACAAGAAAATGATATTATACTTTTAGATAATTTTACAACTATAACTAATTCAAATTATTCTGCATCAGATTTTGATGATAAAAAATTTATGGTAGCAAGTGTACCCACATCTACTACTTTAACTATTACAATGCCATCTAATGAGACTGGATCAGGAGCAACTACATCAGGTGGTATTAGAGTTCAACATTATTATCCAGTAGGACCTGCAGAACAATTACCTGGTTTTGGCTGGGGACTAGCTGCGTATGGTGGAACAGTAACAGGTGAAGCAACTACAACTTTAAATGGTGGTATTAATGCTATCACAACAACTATTGTATTAACAGATGCATCTTTGTTTCCAAATTCAGGTACAAACTTTGTACAAATAGGATCAGAAGAAATTTCATACACAGGTATAAGTGGTAATACTTTAACAGGAGTTACAAGAGGAGTTAGAAATACAACTGCTGCAACACATTCTAATAGTGCAACAGTAATTAATAGTTCAGATTATATTGCATGGGGTGAAGCTGCATCAGGTGACTTAGTTATAGATCCAGGTTTATGGTCTATCGATAATTTTGGAGATAAAGTAATAGCACTAATTCATAATGCACAAGTATTTGAATGGGATTCAAATGCAATAGGGGCTGTTAATAATAGAGCAACTATTATTTCAGGTGCACCAACAGCATCACGTGATATGTTAGTATCAACACCTGATAGACACTTAGTATTCTTTGGAACTGAAACAACTATTGGAACCCCTTCTACACAAGACGAAATGTTTATTAGATTTTCAAACCAAGAAGATATTAATACTTATCAGCCAACAGCAGTTAATACAGCAGGTACACAAAGACTTGCAGATGGATCTAAAATTGTAGGTGCAGTTAGAGGTAGAGATGCAATCTATGTTTGGACAGATACATCTTTGTTTACGATGAGATTTATTGGTCAACCATTTACTTTTGGTTTCCAACAAGTAGGAACTAACTGCGGATTGATTGGACAGAATGCTGCATTAGAAGTTGATGGTGCTGCATATTGGTTTTCAGAAAACGGTTTCTTTAAATACTCTGGTAATCTTGAGACTATGATTTGTTTAGTAGAAGATTTTGTTTTTGACGATTTAAATACAACAGCTAACCAATTAATAAACGTTGGACTAAATAATTTATTTGGTGAAATAACTTGGTTTTATTGTACATCGGGATCAACAATAATTAATAGATGTGTAACTTATAACTATATGGATTCGTCCCCTCAAAGACCTGTTTGGACAACAGGAAGTTTACCAAGAGGAACATGGCAAGACTCATCTGTATTTGGTCTACCTCATGCAACATTTTTTAATACAACCGATGATGCATCATTTGATGTAGTTGGAAATACTGAAGGAAGCACAATATATTTTGAACATGAAAAAGGAACTGATGAAGCCTTGGCAACAGGAACGAACACAATAACTTCTAATATTGAATCAGGAGACTTTGATATTACACAATCAAGATCATCGCAGGGTCAACAAACAGGTGTTGCAACGTTTCAAGGAGATGGTGAATATTTAATGAAAATAAGAAGATTTATACCTGACTTTTTAGCACAAACAGGAAATACTCAGGTTACATTACAATTAAGAAATTATCCAAACGGCTCTCAAGCGAGCTCACCTCTTGGACCCTTTACAATTACAAGTTCTACTGATAAGATAGATACACGTGCAAGAGCTAGAGCTATGTCTTTGAAGATTGCCAATACTGGTGCTTCTCAAAGTTGGAAGCTTGGTACTTTTAGATTAGACACGCAACCAGACGGAAGAAGATAATGGCAACTTTAGCAGAATTAGCACAAGCATATTTAAATCAAGGACTACCTAGTATATCTGGTATATTTCAACCTCAAGCTGCTACACCAGTTACACCAGTTGAAGAAACTCCAGTTATATCTAATATGGGTATTACCCCACAATTATTACAACCAATGGGAGGTGGAGGTGGAGGTGGAAATGATTTTAATGTCTATAATCCTAATCCCAGTACTACAAGAACTAGTAGAAACTACATAAATCCTTTTCCATATGATCCAATGGATGATTTTGGAACTCCAGACTACGGATATATTGATCCTCCTGAAGAAGGGCTTGCAGGTTTATTTCAAAAGTATGTTAAAAATGCTCCATTAACAAATATATTAGGCGCGGGTATGAAAGCAATAGGTGGCTTGCTTCCTGTAAATAGAAGAGCTATTTTAGAAAATGAATTATTGGAGGGTGGTGTTATGTTAGACAATATTGGAAGAGTTGTCGCAGATAATTATAATACACCAGAAGGAATCATGGCAGGATATAATGCAGATAAAATAACAGGTAAAACCTTTGATAAAAGAAGAGGTAAAATTTCTAAAACATTAAAAGAAAAATATGGAATGACTGATAAAGAAATAGAAGACGTTCTTGCTGGAGAATATAAAGGAGATGTTGAAACTGATTTAATTGGTAGAATAGATTTAATAAATAAATCTGAAGAGCTTTTTAAAAAAAGAAATAATTTTGCAGATATAATTTTTCAAAATGAATTAGAAAAAAGAAGAATAAAAAAAGAGAAAAAAAGAATAGCATCTCTTCCTGAAGAGGTACAAAAATTTACTCAACCAACTAGAAGCACACAACAAGCAATTAGAGAGGAAAGAGGAGATCCAGGCAGTTCTGATTATGGTAACCCAGGTGGAACTAGTGGAGCGATGACTGATGCTAATGCAGGTACATTTTGTTTTGATCCAAGTACTCCTATTCAAATGGCTGATGGTTCAACTAAAGAAATTAAAAACATACAACTTGGTGATGACACTAAAGGCGGAGAAGTTACAGGTGTATTCCAATTTAAAGCAACTGATGAGATTCACGATTACAAAGGTGTTACGGTTGCAGGTAGTCACTATGTTAAAGAAGATGGTAGATTTATTATGGTTAAAGATAGTCCAATATCTGTTAAAATTAATAAGATACCAGTAGTATATTCACTAGATACAACGGGTCGAAGAATATTTATTAATGATATTGAATTTGCTGATTACAATGGTGATGGTATTGCTAAAGGATTCTTAGCAAATGCAGGTGTAGATATAACTGGTTTTGATACTGAAGTATTAAGACAAGTAGAAAATAGATTAATATAATGGCAAAAGTAACAGCAGTATTTACCAGACCTAGTAAAGAATACAGACAGCAAGATGCTGATTCTTTAGTTAGAGATTTAGACGGATTGATTGAAAAATTAAACTCTACATTTCAACAAGAACTAAGAGATGAATCACAAAGATTTACTTGGTTCATGAGTAGTGGAAGTGAAACCTAATGGCTAATAGATATAAAAACGCACAATTTGATTTAACTACTACTGATGCTACAGATATTTATACTGTACCGTCTGAGTCTAGAGCAATTATTCAAAACATACATACCGCAAACGTTGGGGCAGGTAACGTTGAGATTAAAGCTTTTGTATTTGATACGTCTGCAGGTAGAACTTATCAGTTTGCAGAGCATACTGTAAACTCAGGTAATTCTAAGTCTATATCTGATGGTACAATTATATTAGAAGAGAGTGACAAATTACAATTACAAGCAGCAACAGCTGACATATTTGAGGGAACAGTATCAATACTAGAGTTTGATAGAACATAGGAGAAAAATGCAAGTAATAAAACCAGAAAAAATAATAGAAAAAATAACTAACCTTAAAACAGGTGAAGAATATAAGGACGATAACGAGTGGAAATCAAAAGGAATAGCAGAAGAAAATATCAGAAGAGATATAAAAGTTATTATGCCAAGCCTTGATATTTTCGGAAAAACAAAATAAACTAATAAAACTATGCCAATTTCAAGAATGCAAATGCCCAGACAACTAAGAAGAGGTGGCGGAATAATGAACGTCGCACCAAGACAAGGTTATTTTCTTGGAGGGGTTGGTGATGCTCTTAAAGGTGTTGTTAAAGGTGTTACCGGTGGTATTAAAAGTGCTGCCAAAGGTATTGTTTCAACAATAAAAGATAATCCAGCTTTAGCTTTAGCTGCTTTAAATTTTGCACCTATGTTAGGTGGTGGAGCACCTTTTATAGGATTTGGTAAAGGTAAGTTTGCAGGGTCATTAGCTAGCATACCTGGTTTTTCTGCTTTAGCAGGAGAAAAAACATTAGGCAAGACTCTTGGAGTAATGGCTGGTGGAACTGTATTAGGTGGAGTATTAGGTGCTATGTCTCCTGAAGAACAAGAAGAAGTATCATCGGGTAGAAACATAGAAGCATTAAGAGGTAAGCTTACAACAGCTTATCAAAATTTAGGATACGATGAATCTAAAATACCTGCACTTGTAGAAAATGATTTATCTGAATATACATCAGGAGCTGGTGGATATGCTAATGGTGGTAGAATAGGATACTCTGATGGAACAGAGTTTGAAAAATATTTAAAAGGAAAAGAAGAATTTGATAAAAAGCGAAACGCTGAACAACTTTATAAAGAGTTTTTAGAAAATAAACGTAGACAAAAGGTAGCTGAACAAAAAACAATGGCAGCTAATGGTGGTAGAATAGGCTATGCTATGGGAACCGATCAAATCGTGAATCAGGCATCAGGCATCATGGGTCTACCTCAAAGAACTAATAAAGCAGGTGTTAAAGAATTAGATTTACGAGAAAGTGGTGGATTTATTCCCCCAGTTGGTGTAAAAGAGAAGGCAGATGACATCCCTGCGATGTTATCAAACAATGAATTCGTATTCACTGCAGATGCTGTAAGAGGCATGGGTAATGGTAATGTCAACAAAGGTGCACAACGTATGTATGACATAATGAAAAAATTAGAAAAAGGCGGAAGAGTATAATGGCTGAAACAATTACACAAATAACACAACCACCTGAGTTTATAGAAGCAGCTGCAAAACCATATATTACAGAATTACAACAAGCTGTAGGTGGTTTTAAAGGTGCAGACTTATCAAAAGTTTATGGTCCACAATTTGTAGCTGGACAAGATCCCTTACAACGAGAAGCAATTAATATTGCAACAAGTGCTCAAGGACTTGGTTCATATGCTCCATTTTTACAAACTGCTGGAAGATTAGCTGGGGAAGCTGAAACTACTTTAGGTGGTTTACCGACAGATATTGCAACAGCTAGAAGTACCCTAACAGGTATACCATCGGATATTGCAGCATCTAGAGGTCAATTAGGAATAGCAGGTGGCGATATTGCAGCAGCAAGAGGTATGATTGGACCGACAGCTTACCAACAGTTTATGTCACCATATCAACAAGATGTAATTGATGCATCTTTACAAGAATTTGATCTTCAATCACAAAGAGGTTTATCTGGAATAGCACAACAAGCAATTGAAGCAGGTGCATTTGGCGGTGGACGTGAAGGTGTTCAAAGAGCAGAATACCAATCAGCATCAGATAGAAACAGAGCTGCACTTCAAGCACAATTATTACAACAAGGTTTTGGACAAGCACAACAATTAGCTCAACAAGCTCAAGCTCAAAGAATGGGTGTAGGAGCTTCGCAAGCAGGATTAGCTGCACAACAATTAGGATTAGGTCAAGCTACAGGTTCATTAGCAGCACAACAACTAGGTATTGGTCAAGCTCAATTAGGTGCACAAATGGGTTTATCTGGACAACAACAATCTTTAGCTGCACAACAACAAGCTTTAGCTGGATTATCTCCACAACTTGCAGGTCAACAAGTTGCAGGTTTAACTAGTTTAGGTGGTGGATTACAAGCACAAAGACAATCAGAATTAAGTGCACAACAACAATTGGCACAACAACAATTACAACAACCAATAACAGCAGCACAAACCTTAGGTTCAGGTATCACTGGTCTAATTGCTGGTTACCCTGGATCAAGTTTTCAACAAACATCACCATCAGCTAGCCCACTTCAATCTGCATTAGGTTTAGGTGCAACACTAGCTGGAATATATAGAGCGTTTTAATGAGTAGA